ACCAGATCCACTTGAAACAGTTACAGATGGTTTTCTATTAAAATTCAGTATTTGTGATCCATATTCAGACCCACCATTTTTTAAGAAAATATCTTTTACAAATCCCGTTACAGATAGAAATGCACTTGCCTGAGTGCTTATACCTGATGTAAGAGGTGTGTTTATAATTGCATCTATATTGATTACAATTGGAGTATAATTAAAACTATGAACCCCACTTCCTATTGAAGATAATTTAATATAATCATTATCAAGCAATAACTGATCTGAAGTTGCTGATCCAATTCCAGTATAAGTTGAAATTCCAACAACTTTTTCAACTAATCTAAATTTATCGGTATCCAGTTTTAATGCATAATATGTTTTTTCGGTACTCAATCCAGATATTGCAGATCCAGTTCTAGAGTATAAAATTTCTTCTCCAGTTTCAAATCCATGACCCTTTGCAAAAATATAATTATCTGAAGTATTGATTCCAACTAAAGCAGTAGAAATTCCTGGAAATACTGGAGGATATGAAATAGAAATAACTTCAATATTTCTATTTTGATATCCTTGTCCTGGGTTTGTTACTTGAATAAAATCAATTACTTTTCTAATTTTTGTATCTACAAATCTATGAGTACCTGAAGATGTTTGATTTAATGAAATTGGATTAGTTCCAGTTAATGAATTTGCCTTAGTATTCATTAACTTAACAGTTAGATCATTAATTTTATTAATAAAGTATATTGAATTGTTAACTAAACTAGCATCAACATTTACGCTACCAGAAGTGCTTCAAATTCCAATTTCAGTATTTTCTAACGATTTATAGATTACAGAATCTCCACTATTAAAAGTGTGAAATGTTGAAAAACCGATTGTGTTTAGTGATGTGTTTACTCCTACAGATCCACCATTAAAATTAATTTCAAATTGAAATCCTTTTAATCTCGCTTCAGCAGTTGCATTTTTACCATTTCCCCCACTAATAGTAACAATAGGAACTTCTTTAAAATCAAATCCAGGATTTGTTACTACAATGTTATTAATAGATCCACTCATACATGCAGTTGCGTCTGCACCAGATCCATTAGAATCTTCAATTATAACTTGAGGCGGAATTATAACATTATATCCACTTCCTTGAGATGATGTTTCTATTGATTCTAATTGACCATAACAAACAACATCTCCAGATTGATTTGCTAAAATTTCAACACCATTTACAAATAATCCTACAGTTCCTGGCAGAGTTATTTTTTCTAAAATTTGTTCTTTTGTTTTTGATCTAGGTACTATTGGAATTTTTTTAACAGATTTTTGATCTTTTAAATTTAGTCCATAATTTTCTAATGGTGTTATAATATGTGTTCCGATTCCACTGTAAGAAATAAAATCTCCATCATCAATTCTATTTGGATTAAACGCTAATGATAATTGATTATTATTAACTTTTTTTACAAAATATGTGGACTCTGTGGATAATCCAGAAATAGTTCCACTTTCAGTTGTTAGATATACTTTTTGCCCAGTAAGAAATCCATGACTACCTGATGTTGTAATAACATCAGTTTCAGATCCTGAAATAAATGATTTAGATCTTTTAGTTGCTGTTATATCATAAGATGGTAGACCTGCAGATGTCACAAATAAATTTTCTTTATTTTTATCAACATAAGTATTTTGAATATTTGAAAATGCACCGTTAATTTCAGAATTGGATTGACTACTTGATGTTAAAATGTTTCTTTTTGCAGTGTAAAGTAAATTTTGATTTACTGTTCCAGAAAATACAAATTCAAATTGAGTCGAATTATTATCAACTTGATCTATGAAGGATGAATAAATTACATCTGATACTGTACCAACAGTTTCTGATCCACCTTGAGATACTAGAGTTACACTATCTCCACGGCGAAATTTATGATTTGCTTTTGTACTTACAATTGTTGGCGATGTTGTTACAGAAAATTTAGATGCCGTATCCAGTAATTCAACATTTGTAGCAGTATTATAAATCCAATAATCAAATTTACTATTATACTCTCCAGATTTTATATTTTCCCCAAGAGTTTTAACTTGAATTTCATCATCTACTGATAGGTATTTTGTGTTTGAATTATCAAGATCAAAACTTTTTAATGTTCCTGTAATTCTTAATACTGCTTTGTTGTCAGTATTGCCATTCTCATAAGAATACACAAATCTATTTTGATGAATTCCTTGATATAAATTAATTGAATCGGTAATATTTGTACAACCTAAAAATTGAGTTGATGTTTTGTTGGTATATTCAATTATTTGACCATCAACATATAAAGATCCACTTTCATCAAACCCTAAAGTGGAATCCACAGTAATTATAGAATCTCCAATAGAAACTGAAATTGTATTTTTGGTAAACCCATTGAGTGCAAATTCTCCAATTACAGAATCACTACTGAGTTTTACTAAGTAATAACCATTTCCTTCTATACTATAAAATTCGATATTATAAATGTATCCCAATGCTGATGGAGAATCTTGAATTAACGTTTGCCCATTTAATTTTGTTGGATCTCCAGAAACTTTTTCAACAATTAAATTTTTAGTAACTAACCAATCAGCATTGGATGGTTTTAGTAAAAAATCTTGAGGTTTAATAATTGTTGCATTATCAGCGTATAATGCTTTAAATAGAATTTTTAATGCCTCATCTGTGCCTTTAGATGCATAAAAATCTTTTGCTCTAGATAAGAAAAATGCCTGATCTAATCCTGAATGTAATGTTCTATTTTCAAATCCTGGTAAAAATTGAATCTTTAATTTTTTCCAAAATTCTTGCAGGAAAAGATTACTAAGATTATACACCAAATCTTCATCAGTATGATCGTTTGCTTCTGATGAATTGAAAACTAAAAATTCTGGGTTATTTGTTTTATGTAAACTGTCTACTCCACTAAATCCACGAATACAACCATAAAAATGAGTATCATCTTTACTTGTATAAGTGATGATCTCATTTCCAATTTTTAAAAGACCATATTCACTAGGCCAAGATGATGTGGATTCAACTTGAATTTCATCATCATAATATGTAATATTCCCATTTAGTGCTGTACTTTGGGTTAAATAATTTTCTTCTTGAAAAT